TACCATAGTTGGTAATCATACTGCATATTATAAGAATACAAATGAAGTTAATACAATACAATTATTATTAAATGAATATAAGAATATCATATGTTATGACAAAGCAACAGAGATAAAACTTGATAAATTAAAGATATTAATAGTGCCTTGGATAAACAAAGAGAATAGAGAAGAGACTCATGATTGTATAAACAAATCAAAGGCTAAAGTTGTGATGGGTCACTTGGAACTCAATGGGTTTCATGCAAACAAATACGTTGTTATGGATCATGGTGATGATTGTGCAATCTATAATAAGTTTGAACAAGTGTTTTCTGGACATTATCATACCAGAAGCTCTCGTGGCAACATACATTACTTAGGAAATCCATATGAAATATATTGGAATGATGTTGATGATCCTAGAGGATTCAATCTATATGATACAGATACCTTAGAGTTGACTCAGGTTAATAATCCACATCAAATGTTTCATCATGTTTATTACAATGATACACCACATCAACTTATTGATACTTCAAAGTATCAAGATAAGATTATTAAGATCATAGTAAAACAGAAATCTAACTTAAGTGACTTTGAAAAGTTCATTGAAAAGTTTGTTAATTCAAATGTCCATGATATAAAAGTAGTTGAAAACTTTGACTTTAATGGTTATTATAGTGCAGAGGAAATAGAAAGTGATGAAAGTGAAGACACTATTAGTATATTGAATAGGTATATTGATGAGTCTGATGTGTCTCTCAATAAATCTCAGATCAAAGATCTATTGAAAGAAGTTTACATTGAGGCCTGTGAGGTAGAGTAATGTATATTCTTTCAGTTAAATCCTCAACTGAACAGGGAGCTTATGCAGTTGAAGATGAAGAGGGTAAGAGAGTCATATTCCTCTTTGAAGAAGAGGATGATGCAGTTAGATATGCTATGATGATGTCTATGAGTGATAAAAAGTATCCAGAGCTAGATGTTACAGAAGTTCCCGATGAGGTTGCCATAAACGCCTGTGAAGCGTATGATTATCCGTATGTGGTAATTTCTTCTGATGATTTGTTAATTCCAAAAAACTATGATAAGATTTAAGAAAATTAAATGGAAAAATTTTCTAAGTACAGGAAACCAATGGACTGAGATCGATTTTGAAAAGAGTAGTACAACTTTAATAATAGGTGGTAATGGAGCTGGTAAGAGTACAGTTTTGGATGCTCTTACATTTGTTCTGTTCAATAAACCATTTCGTAAAATCACAAAATCACAGTTGGTTAATACTGTAAATGAAAAAGATTGTAACGTAGAAATAAGTTTTACTGTAGGAACTAGAGACTATAGAATTGTACGTGGGATCAAACCATCTATCTTTGAGATATGGGTTGGTGATAACATGTTAAATCAGACTGCAGCAGCAAATGATCAACAGAAATATCTTGAGACTAACATATTAAAGTTAAATTATAAGTCATTTACTCAGATTGTTGTCTTGGGATCGAGTAGTTTCATTCCTTTTATGCAACTATCAGCTCCAAATCGTAGAGAAGTCATAGAAGATTTGTTGGACATTAGAATATTTTCCGCAATGAATGGTGTTGTCAAAGATAAATTAAGACACTTAAGAGATAAGATTAAGATACTAGAGTTGAGAAAGGAGAGTCTAACTGATAAAGTTAGTATGCAACAAAAATTTATTGAAGAAATAGAATCTCGTGGTAAACAGGATATAAAGGAAAGGATTGAAAAGAAAGATGGCTTCGCAGATGAAGTTTGTGTTCTTACTATGAAGAATGAAAACATAAATGACACTGTTTATGGACTCAATGAAGAACAGGAAAAGGTCACAGGAGCAAGTAAAACATTACTGAAACTTAACAATTTGAAAGGTAAGATGTCCAATAAAGTATCTACTCTTACCAAAGAACATAAGTTCTTTACTGACAATGTAACATGCCCTACATGTACACAAAATATAGAAGAAGAGTTTCGTTTAAATAGAATTGCTGACGTTGAAACGAAGGCTAAAGAGCTCCAAAACGGTTACAAAGAATTACAATTCAAAATTAAATCCGAACAGGAAAGGGAGCTCTCATTTAATAAACTATCAAAGGAGATTACTAAACTCAATAATGACATTTCTCAAAACAATACTAAGATATCTGGCTTTCAACAACAGATCACAGATCTTGAATCAGAAATTCAGACACTTACCAATCAACTTGCAAACAGAAATACTGAACATGAGAAACTAACAGAGTTAAGAGAAAACTTAAATACTACCTTTGATGAATTAGTTGAGAAAAAAGAAGAATTAAGTTATAAGGATTATGTTTATAATCTTCTGAAGGATGGTGGTGTAAAAACTAAGATCATTAAAAAGTACTTACCATTGATTAATAAACAAGTCAATAGGTACTTACAGATGATGGATTTCTATATCAATTTTAAATTGAATGAGGAGTTTAGTGAAACTATAGAGTCACCTATACATGAAGACTTTTGTTATGCTTCATTTAGTGAGGGTGAGAAGATGAGAATAGATTTAGCTCTACTCTTTACATGGAGAGAAGTGGCTGCATATAAAAACTCTACGAATACTAATCTACTAATCATGGATGAAGTATTTGACAGTTCTCTTGATGGTACTGGTACAGATGAATTTTTAAAGATTATAAGATTTGTTATAAAAGATGCAAATATATTTGTAATCTCTCATAAGGAATCTTTATTAGAAAAGTTTGAGAGTGTAATACAGTTTGAAAAATTGAAAGGTTTTAGTAGGATGTTATCATGAAGATTTTAGTAACAGGACATAAGGGATTTATTGGTAGTCATGTATATGAACACTTGACAGATATAGGATTTGATGTAGATGGATATGATTCTCCATATGACATAGGAGACTTTAGAACAAATAAGAAGTATGATGTTGTCATACATCTTGCCGCAAATGCTGCTATTCGTGAGGCTCTTGAAAATCCTGATGCATTTTGGGAAAACAATGTAGAGAAATCTAAACCTATATTTGATTATTGTAGAGAGAATGATATTAGATGTTTGTATGCAAGTTCAGCCTCTGTCTATGAATGGTGGATGAATCCGTATGCAATATCCAAAAAAGTCAATGAGATACAAGCACCACCAAATAGTGTGGGTATGAGATTCTTTAATGTGTATGCAGAGAAGGTAAGTCGTCCAGATATGTTGTATCGTATGTTAGAGGATAAAACTGCAACTTATCTTACAAGACATAAAAGAGATTGGATACATGTAGATGATGTTGTTTTTGCTATTGCCACTTTGATACCCACTACATATACTGGAGTTATAGATGTTGGTACTGGAAATCCAGTAGCTGTACTTGATCTTGCTATGAAAATGGGAATGGGTCATTTACCTATTAAGGAAGATACGCCAGGCGAAAGAGATATCACATGTGCTGATACTACGGAGTTACGCAAACTTGGATGGATGCCAACAATAAATATTCTGGATACTGTATAGTCTATGCCACACTCTAAACTAGATCTCTTTGAGAATGTATTTGATAAATTGGAGAAGAACGATGCCTCATCACAAAATATGGGAGAGTGGGAGGAAACCCTACTGCCGCCCAGACAAGGGAAAGAAAAAACCACAAATGTTACGTCAAGCACGTAAAAGGTTAGCCCAGTTTAAAAAGTTGCACACAAGACCTTCTGGCCACCGCCAGGGGTCTTATAATATGGCCATACACGCAACGAACCCATGACAGTTAAATTTGAAATTAAAGATCAACTTGCAAGATTACTTGCTACAGAGGATTTAATTGTAGAACATAAAAAAGTTGAGACTGCTAGTTTCAATGTAAACAGTAGAGTATTGATTCTACCCATGTGGGATAAAGCTTCTAACAATGTCTATGACTTGTTGGTTGGACATGAGGTTGGTCACGCATTATTCACACCGAATGTAGATATATCAAAGTTCAAAGCTCCTTCATCTTTCATCAATGTAGTTGAAGATGCAAGAATAGAAAAACTTATCAAACGTAAATTCCCTGGCCTCTGCAAGTCTTTCTTCCGTGGATATTGGGAGTTACATGAACAGGATTTCTTTGAGGTTCAAGGTCTTGAGGTTAGTGATATTTCTTTAATTGATCGTATCAATCTATATTACAAAGGAAACAAAGATATGGTCTTCTCTAATGAAGAGAATCAGTTTGTAGATAAAACTGGTAGGACAGAAACATTTGAAGAAGTTTGTGAATTGGCTGCAGAGATACATGCCTTCATGAAGGATCAGAAAAAGAAAGAGGAAGAAGAATTAGAAAAACTTGAGGATGTTACACCTGATGCAGATATGAATGATACTCCACAAAGTGGATCTGGAGAATCAGTTGATGAAGATGGAGAAGAGTCTGAAGGTGAAGATGATTCACATCCTTTATTTGATGATGGAGATAAGACTGAATCTGGTAGTTCTATATCAGTAGATAACTTACAGGGTGGTGATGAGTATGAAAAAGAAATAGATGAAGCACTCACAGATAAAAACCTATCTAAAAACTTAGAGAGTTTAATTGATAATTCTATGGGAAGAGAGACAACATACCTTAGTGTTCCATCTGTAAAAACAGATACCGTAGTTGTTTCACCTCAAGATGTATGGGATTACTTTGATAGAAAGACTGCAGAATTAGAATCAGAGGAACATCACTTTTACAACTATCAAGCAATACAATACTCATATGATGAGTATGATTCTTTCAAACAATCAGCTAAAAAGGAGGTTAACTATCTTGTCAAAGAATTCGAGTGCCGTAAGTCTGCGACAGCTTATGCTCGTGCTACTACTAGTCGTACTGGTATCCTCGATACAACTAAGTTACACACTTACAAATACAATGAAGACTTATTTAAAAAGATATCTGTAATTCCAGAGGGTAAGAATCATGGATTAATCTTTATACTTGATTGGTCTGGTTCAATGAATTTTGTTCTAAGAGATACAGTAAAACAGTTACTAAACTTAGTTTGGTTTTGTAAGAAGGTAAAGATTCCTTTTAATGTATATGCTTTTACAAATGAGTGGTATCGTAATTGTGATGATAACAGAATACCTCAAATGCCATATGGTGAGTTACTACATCAAACTTTTGCAGATTGTGAATTGAGAATCAATGATACATTCAATTTACTGAATATGATATCCAGTGATTCTTCAGTTAAAGAGTTTGAACAACATTGTAAAAATTTATTTTGTCTTGCTTGTAATTCTTCTAATTCATATAATTATCCAAGACTAAGTTTATCAGGCACACCATTGAATGAAGCCATTGTAAGTTTACATTCTCTTATTCCAGAGTTCAAGAGTAAGTACAAAGTTGAGAAACTAAACACAATTATTCTAACTGATGGTGAATCTCAAACTATGGGATACAATAAGTCATATATGGGAAGAGATGGTGAAACTTTACATGGACACTACAGTGTGAATAGTTATGGATGTTCATTGAGAGATCGTAAACTTGGTAGAACCTATAACTTTGATAATGACTGGGCTGGTCTTACAAAAGTATTACTACAGAATATATCTGAAAAATTTCCAGAAGTTAATTTCATAGGTATTAGATTGATGCAAGGAAGTGATGCTCGTAGATTTATTGCTAATTCTACTAATTATGATTATGATATGACTGATAGGATGATGAGAGTTTGGAAGAAACAAAGATCTATTGCGTTAGATAATACTGGATACAAAAAGTATTTTGGTATGTCAGCTGCTGCTCTTGCAAATGAAGATACATTTGAAGTTCAACAAGATGCAACTAAATCTCAGATCAAAAGAGCTTTCTCAAAATCACTCAGTGCAAAGAAGCTAAATAAGAAGATACTATCACAGTTCATGGAACTGATTGCATAATGGCAACTCTTGAAAGACACTCTTACAAAAAGGTAGGTGATGAATGGCAGATTACAAAAACCATGAAACTCACCTATGAAAAAATACCTTATAGTTTGAGTTGTCTTTCACCATGTCTTGTTAAACTTGAGGAGTGTTTAACTCCAGATCTATTAACACCGAAGTATAGAGAAGAGAATAAAACTAATCCGATGTATGGCCATTGTTATCATACGACTCAGGCAATGTATTACCTATTAGATACAGATACATTAGATATTATGAGTGCAACTGATTGGAGAGGAGATAAACATTGGTGGCTAAGAGATAGAGAGTCTAGTTATGATATTGATATGACTCTAGATCAATACTATTCTATTGGTAAAGAACCACCATATGCAGATGGTAAGATATCAAAATGGTATGGATGGAAACATAGACCACATGGTAGAACATTAAAATTAATTCAAAAGATGCAACCTGATGTTGCCAATATAAAAGTCATCTATTATAATTAATTATGTTCCTATAGTTGGAACATTTTAAAATACTATAGAGTATTATGACAGTAAGTAACTCCCCTGTAAAAAGGGAACAAAAGGTGCTGGGATTTGATCCAGTATCCAAAAAGGCAGAAACTTTTATTATAGAGTTGACGCCAGAAAAAGCACAATTCATCTTAGATTTTTATAACAAAGACAATAGAAAGTTATCTAAGTCTCAAGTAAATGCTATTGTAAAAAGCATAAACAAAGATGGTTGGATGTTTGATGGTCAATCAATTACTTTTAATGTTGAAGGTAATTTAACAGAAGGCCAACATCGATTACACGCAATTGTAATTACAGGAATTACAGCTAAAGTTAGCATTTCTCTTGGAGTTGTCACAAGTGCATTTACAAAATGTGCTCCAGCGAAACCAAGAAAAGCAGAAGATGAAATCCAGAGAAAGGATAAGTCTGCAACATCAAGTGAGTGTAGTACATTGAGACAACTCTTGATTCGTCGTCAAGGTGAAAAGTTATCAATGCAAAATGCTATCGAAAACTGGGACAGATGGAAGACATATATCCGAGTTGGAAAAACTTTAATAGATGAGTTCTTTGATAAGATTGCAGAACATAGACCTTGGACAAGAACCTATGCTGCATGGGCATCTTTGATGGTTTCTGTAGGAGAGGCTGAAGTAGTTTCTACTTTCATGAGTCTTATTCAAGAAGAATTTCTATCTGGAAATGCATCTTGTCTTACAAAAGAGTTTCGTGAATTTTTTAGAACTAACTCTGAAATGAGTGCTTCTGAAAGAACAGAGTTAATGTGGCAATTACTTTGTATTTGTGCAGATAGGTTGAAGAGAGAATCTACTGGAGAAATACAATTAGGAATTAGTATCAAACAATGTGATGATACTTATCTTAGAAAACAAGGATTCTATAGAAAGTTTCTTGATGATCCTCAAAGAATTGGAAACAAGGTTGTATTCAACTTTGATCCAGATGAATAAGCTGCACAACACCCCTTCACAAGGGGTGTTTTTTTGTCTATTATTGATATATACATAAAACAAATTAAATCATGTTCCTTTCTGATCTTTTAAACTCTCTACGTGAAACTTATGGTAATAAAATTACTACAGGTGATCTTCGTGGATATGCTGCTGCACATGGTGTTTCATATCGTAGCATCACTAAAAAAATTACAAAATATAAAACTGGTCGTGGTAAATGGAACCTGACCGTATCTCAAGCCCGCAAACAATTAGAGAAAGCTGTGGCTGCACCATCCGCTACTCCAGCAGTAGAAAGAAACCTTATCCCCGATAAAGATGATACCTTCGTTAAGTTTGGCTCGTTTTCAGATATTAAGAAGATTATTTCTTCTAAGTTATTTTATCCTACTTTCATCACTGGCTTGTCGGGTAATGGTAAAACTTTTGGTGTCGAACAAGCTTGTGCTCAATTAAAGAGAGAAATTATTCGTGTAAACATTACTATTGAAACAGATGAAGATGATCTTATTGGCGGTTTCCGTCTTGTTAATGGCGAAACCGTATGGCACAATGGCCCAGTCATCGAAGCACTTGA